TCTTTATCTGTAATAGAACTAGTCATTATCCAATCACCTGTTCCTTCGTAATTTATAGCTTTAAATGTCTTTATTACAGAAGGGTTTTCATTTACAACAAATGTAATACTTGAACCATATTGAGTTCCATAGAATAAACATCTGCTATTTTCATCATGATGTGACCATAGATCTCCTGTGTTTTCTTGAAAAGTATAAAACTTAGAATTTAAACTGCAACCAAATATAGGATTAAAAGACATAAAACTAGTCCACCCATTTAATTCAGAGTCAAATGATATTGTTTTAAATTCACTGTAACTTTGTGTTTGATTTGATGGTGGTTCATATGAATTAAGTTTATCACTTAAATATGCTAATTTAGCAGCGTTTGAAACCTTGTCGTTAAATAAAAACGCATTGATATGCATGTTTACTATATAGGACTTTGTAGTAACATCAAACATGCCATATATATTAGAAGCATATTTTAACTTTTCTTCAAAATAACCACGCATACCATAATCTGATATTTCAGTAATACCGTCTTGAGATAGTCTTAATACTAATCCTCTAGATCTATCTGTAAAGTATTTTTGTCTACCAAAAACAGCAAATGATTCTGGATTTCTACTTATACCATATCTACCGGTGTAAGGTATTGCCTCACCTAATACTGATTTAGACGATGTTAATGAAGCACCTCCGCTAGCTGAGAACACGGCATCTTTATCAATTAAAACAGAAGTAGCTTTATCTTCTTGCAAAACAAGCATATTTGTTTCTTCTGAATATAATTTCTGAATAGAACCATTAGCTCTTTCAAGTTGTTTAGTTATATTTTCACCTATAGAGTATTGATTTGTATTATTTACACTAGTCTTAGAATTATATATACCAGAATGTATAAGTCCATTTTCAACTATTTGTTCATTATAATTCTCGTCTATAGAATAAGCTCTAACTCCAAGATCTACAGTCGTGTTATTATAACCACCTTTTATTCTAGACTCTTCTACATGCCAGTTTTCTTGCTGAGCACTACAATTATTTGTTATTATAAAAGTATTAAAATATTTTATTGGTAATTTATAGTAAGTTACTGGCATTTTTTTTATATTTATATATTAACTACTTTGGTTAAGATCATGTACTAGATAAACTTTAGAGATATCATTAGTAACATTATCCCATTCGGCTACTATTTTGAAAAATATTTGCCCATATACATTTGCGGCAAGAGTTCTAGTTCTCCATGATCCGTACCAATTAACTGTGCTTGTAAAAGTTCTTAGTTCTTTTCCAGATGCCGGCGTTAATGTTCCACTTGGGCCCCATAACGCGCTATTACCATACGGCACACTTGTAATAACATTACCAGCTTTAACGGGAGGTAAATAACCAGTTGCTGGTTCTATTGCTTTGCAATAAAATTGAATATAAGGAGATCCATTTCCTTGTGGACTTGTTCTTGAGTCTTTAAAGAAGTAATACCTACATTTCCACCATTGTTCGTCTATTAATTTATATACATCTCCTAATGGCATATTTCTAATAGCAAATCCATTTGAAGTTCCGCCAGAATTCGAACATTTGCCTATAAGAAATTGTTCTAATCTATTGTCCGCATAAGGTATAAGTGGACAATGTGTTAGTTCATATTTATTTCTTTTTCTTTGGTCTTGTATAGTTCCATCACTTCCTCCACCACCATATATCTCTCCTACGTCAATAAAAATCTCGTGCATGTGAGTTAACTTATTAGCAACTCCATTTGTAACTGTAGCTCCATTTAATTGTGTTGTAAGCGAACCAGTTGCAGAATTACAATCGCTAGATTGAATTACTATATGGTAAGTTTTTAGTTTTCTAGGTAGAATTGAAGTGAAAAGAGTTTTTATCTGCAATACTCCAACCGGTCTTAATCCAGTTGTATCTCCTCCTCCTTCTAAAATTATTTCTGGAGAAACTGGTGCAGGTATAACATTATCAAATTGATCATATCTAGTTATACTGTATATAGTATGATTTAAATCATCATTAGCATTTAAAGCGTTTAAAAGTGCACCTGAAGGATTTGTGCTAGTAGGAGCACCATTAATAATAACAGAACCATTACCACCTATGACGTAAGAAGCAGGACTTGTTCCTAAACCACCACTATAAAAAGGTGTATTAAACATTATAGAAGGAGTTTGTGCCGCACCATACTGAAACCAATCTCTAAGATTATAAAATAGACCAGATGGCCATTGAGAAATGTAAGTACTATAATATGATGTATAAGGATAACTGTTTTTTAAATTCATATCAAATGATCTCTCTACAGATCCAGCACTTGTGTTTACCTTTATAATAAAAGTAAATACATTTCTAAAATGTCCTGGAAAACTACCACCGGTTGCTGTTAATAAGTCATTTTCAAAATAATAATTGTTATCACCAGGTCCTGGTTGTAATGCTATAGTTGCATAACTAGTTCCAGGATTATTTAAAACAAAAGCGCCAGTTCTGTCTATTTGATTTGTAGGACCAGGTAATTGATTATATACACGTAATAATTCATAACTAGTTATAGGATAACCATTTGCTAATGCTTGTACTCTACATATAACTTTTCCTGCAGCCCAACTTTCATAGAAATAATCTATAGGTTGATTGTTTTCATTTACAATAGTTAGTTCTCCAGGTAAATTTGGATCACCTCCAGGGCCTTCATCTGAGTAATTAAGTATATTTTCGTTTAACTCTTCAACAAGTCCCATTGTAGAAGTTTCCCAGAATATATCTAATAAAGATTCTATTGGTTTTGTTTCAAAAATACTTAAATGAACTTCTGCTTGATCTATAGTATATTGAGGTGTACCATCTGACTTAGCGTTAAATTCATTTAATTTCAATGTTCTTGGGGTAGGTGCTGGAACTGCTGTAGTAGCAGGTGTATAATCAACATACAAACCTAACTGAGTTTCTCCATTTAAATCAGCATTATCTTCTACCTCTGCTAACAAATGATCTTTATCTTTCTCATACAACCAAGCTGCGTTAGTACCTCCAATTTGTATTTTTTGATCAGAAGCAGTACCTATACTTACAACACTTATTGGGAAAACTATTAAATCATATTGTATGGAACCTTTTTGATTATGAATTGCTATTCCAGTTGGAAATCTATTTTTAACAACTTTAGCATATAATATAGTTGACGATGCATAAGTACCATCTTGTCTACCAGTCATTGTTAAATCTCTTGGTACTTTATTTATATTATCACTATGTAGAGTTATCCAACTTCTATCTTTATAGTTTACTACACCAGGAGTATATACGTTGTAATAATCTTGTTCTTTTTGTTTTACAACTACTTTATAAGAATGCCAACCATTTTTATTTATTTGATATTTATAAACCTTACTAGGAGGAGTATTTGCCCACCAGTTTGAACCATACACTGCATTTATCTTACCTTCAGTGGCTATTGTATCAGAATTTACTGAAAATATTCTAACATGATTACCATCCTTCCCTAATAACCAATCTCCTACACTTAACTCAGAACTAATATTACCGTTAAATACGTAATCATAAAGTTTAGTTGAAGAATTATAAGTTTCACTAGTAAATTTAATGTTATTAATAGTGAACAATTGTGTTTTAACACTATATGGATTTGGTATAGGAGATCTAAAATTAATTTGTAATGCCAAACCATGCCAAGGTTTACCAGCAACGTTTGGTTTTGCTTGATTTAAGTAATCTACAAACACATAGGAATCTGGTGCATTTTTTGTTATAATAACAGAGGAAGATCTACCAACTATATCAGTTAAAACTATTCCAACTTGATAATTTCTATTTTGTTTTACAGAATGATTAGGATACTCTAACCAAAAATCAAGATCATCTTTATCGTCATAGTTTATAAAATAGTCTAACTCAGGTAGTTTATAGTTTTCTAAATAATTACCATAAACTATTCTACTACCAGCTAATTCTTGTGCCTTTGATAACCTAGGAACTCTATCCCATACTCTTAAATATTGAGATTCTGGTAGAGTTTTAGATGGCGTGTTTGATTTATATTCATGGTAAAATATGTTACCATTACCAGGATTGCTTACTTTTTGATACGAATTGTTATATCTAGTAGAAGTTGTGTCATTATAATTTTGTATGTCTATGTATTCTATAGATCTAATTATAGTACTATCTGATTCTTTTAATAATATATCTATACCTTTTACAAAATAATCTTCATACATATTATGAGATGGTAATTCTATTTTAGATATTATTCTATTAATAGTGTTAACCATACATACATTCTCAGTAGTTTTATATGTTGATACTATATCAGATGTTTCAAAAAATTCTTTTGGAATAAATATAATTTGAGTAAAAGGAGCTATAGGTGAATATGAATTATCAACAAACTTAAATCTGTAAGAAAACCTTACAAATCTTTCTTTTAAATAATTAGAACTAATATTAATATCACTGTTTTGTGTTGTAGTAGGAATTAAACCATATTTCATAGAGTTTACTATAACCCCACTGTCATTTTTTATTAGTAAAAGTGGAGCTAAATAAGGAACACATCTAGGTATAGATAACTGTTCATCATAATTATAAAGATTAGAGTTTATACTTAAATCTAATCTTCTTGGTTGATTAAAATTATCTGTCCAAAATAAATAATTATCAACTATATTAACTCCTGTTATTAAATGTTTTTTACAGAATCTTAAAAATCTTCTTTCTAAAACAGTAGAAAATATAGAATTTTTCTGATCATATTTTAATACAGCACAGTAATCATCTATAGTAGGATATTCCTTTACTCCAGTTTCATAAGCAAAAGTAGTAACAAACCAATATATACAGTCATGTTTTTCATCGACTACATAACCTATTGGTTGAGCATTTAAATAACCTAAAGATTGAGCATAAGTTAATACATTACTTTTTATATTCTCTACTGATCCAACGTTGTTTTCGCTTGCTTGACCAACGGTTATATTTAATGCGTCTTTATACTCAGAGTTTTTTATAAGTCTATCTTCAATATCCTTATTCATTTTGCCACCTATAAAGTGGTTTTTAGCTTCTGCCATATTAAATTAGTGTTTAAGTATTTTAGATTTGTTTCTAAGAACTTGAGATATTTCTTCAAGTTTAATATTAGATAATCTTATTTTAGCGTTTCTCAACTCTGTTGATCTTTCTTTTTTATATCTATTAACAACGTATTCTGGTACATTAGATTTAGAAGATAATATACCATGAGCAATATGCATATATAAAGCTTGTTCTGCTAGTTTATGTACTTGCATTTCTTCATCAGTACCTAATCCGTCAGATATATATTTAATAACTATAATTTTTTCTAATAAATCAGAACTAAAAGAAATACAACCATCTCTCTCGTTTATAGTAAAGAAACCATTATTTTGTGATGTCTCAGGAGTTAAACCATATCTACCGCCAGTATTTCTTTTATAAAAATAATAATAGTCATAGTATATACTTTTATCACTATATCCGTCATCTCCTGTTATTGTACTAGGATCTAGATTATTCCACCTAGTATCACCAATAGAAGTACCAGTTAATAAATTACCATCCTGATCATATAAGTATTTGAATTGATCGTCTTGAAGTGGTGATTCTTCTGGATTAGAATGTAGTCTAGTTGGGTAAAGAATTCTCTCTATACCATAAGTATCAACCCAACATATCTTAGTATAATTAACATAGTCTTGAGGTAATGGAACTGATAAACTTGGTCCAACTTCTACCTCAATAGATTTATAAGATTTCAATGTATCATAACTAAACTCTTGTAAACCTCTTTTAGCATGAAACATTACATCAGTTCTTTTAACATCATCAATAAGTTTACCGTCACCAACATAAGCAACAATAAAATTATTTATAATATCTATAAGTGAAATAAATTGATAACCACCGGTTTCACCATTGTAGTAATCTTCGTTAGATTGTGTTATTAAACCCATTTATTTAGTTTTCTAATTTATCAGTATATCCTCTTTGTGCCATTGCAGCTTGTGCTACTGCTGGGTCTTTTATAGTAACTCCAGTATAAGCTAGTATGTTTATTATCAAACTAGTTTCTTCTGAAGGATGTAATTCAAAGTTATTTGATCCTGTGATTGGTACAATACCAGTACCTGTAGCGGTTGGTTCATATATATACATGTTGTTAGCTAATGCATTCACGCTATAAGCCCAAACTGGATCACTTGGTGTTTTAACATAATCTACAGATAAACTGGTTAATGTACTTGGAAATACTTTAATCTCGTCTATTTGTCTATAGTATATTGGATATTTTGCAGATGGTGCGGTCAATTTAGATGCCGTTATATAATTCCAATCTGACTTAGTAACTTCTTCAACTTGATCAGTAGTATTAGATACTGTTAGATTTACTAATCTGTACATATCTGTTGGTAAAGAAGCAGTACCACTTGTAATAGTTAATGTTTGCGTTTTAGCAAATATATCTATTTTTTCTTTTTCTACTTTAGATAAATCAGCATAATCACTATTGATTACTCCAGATTTTTTCTTAACTAGTTCTTTATTATATTTGTAATACGCAGATTCGAGTAATTCTAATTGAACTTGTCTAGCTATTTTATTAAACTGATCTGGCGTTAAATAACCTCTTTGTTCTTTGTTTAATATCAGTAATACTGACTTGTATACTTTGTCTACGTTTATCATATTTCATATTTTAATATGAGATATGGGATCTAATACAGATCCCAAACCTCATAAAATTTGTTATACTCCTATTTTCTTTTCAATAGACTTATAAACATCTAAACCTTCATCTGTTTTAAAGAATGCTGCCATCGCAGAGAAAGGATGCTCATCAAAAGGTACTGTCATGATTTTTTTACCATTCGCAGTCCATTTAAAAGTTCTTTGATCTTCATCGAGTTTAATAATGTTAAATTCTGTAGCTTTAATAGCAAAATTCCTTAACATCACGTTATCATCATTAACTAGTTCTAAGAACAAATAAGGTTCTCTTCTAGCAAACAATAATATATCTCTTTTTATTTCAGCTGAACTCATTCTAGATACTTCAGATCCTTGTTCAACTCTTAATACTGCCTCAGCATGGACAACATCCATTTCTAAAGCCATATTTAAAGCTTTAATTTCTGTCTCAATATCTACAACCTCTTCTTTAGCTTCAGCCACTGGATCGTGTTCTGAGTAAGTTTTGTTAAGAAGTGGATGATACAATGAAAGTAATTTTTGTAAAGCTTGATTTTCTTTTGGTACATTTAAAACTCCATCTTCAAATATACACATTGCAATCGTAACTGGTCCTACTTGTTCATCTACAAAGCAAGATTTTTGATTTGTTGCATATCTTAATTCTCTTTGATGACCTTTATCAGGATCAAACCACATAAGTGGACTAACTTCACTATGTTTAACTGACATCGTAAATGTTAGTGGTGACATGTTATTTAATAGAAAATAAGTTCTATCTTTAAATTCCCATTTTTTTTCAACGGGTTCTGTTTTGGTTGTTGCCATAATATAATAAAATTTAATAAGTTTAATTTAAAAGTAAAATTACCCCCGAAGATACATCGAGGGTAAGATTACATTTTTTGTATTATACTGTGAATAATACGAAGTTGTTAGCAGCTTGAGTGATCAAACATCTTTCCGACAAGAAGTGAACATTCATTTCATCCACGTCAGAAGTATAAGCTCCACCAACAGATCCAGTGATCCATGATTTCATTCTACGATCATCAGCTTCAGAAGCTCTATATCTAACGTGTAAGAATGGACGTTTGATATTTTTACCTAAAGATTGGTCATATACTGAAGATGTACCAGCTGGAGTTAAAACTCCCATGATATCGTTGGTCAATCCACGAGTAGAAGCATTGTTTAAGTATTTCCAGTCAGTTTTGTAGAAGTCGTAAGAACCTCTTCTAAATCCGTTGAAACCTAAGTTCAAAGCCATTTCTTCACTATTTTCGAATACTCCATAAGAAGTACCACCAACAGTGTTAACAGTAACACTAGCAAGCATATTGTCAAAGTTTAACGACATGTCTCTGTTTAAGAATAACATGTTTTCTTCGATAGCTCCTTGTTTGTCTAGGTTTTTAAGGATAGCGTCAAACTCAGTTAATGCTAAAGAACCAGCTCCAGAACCAGCTCCTGTAAATCCTTGGAATACATTACCTCTAGAAGTGATAGCAGCGAATAAACCTTCAGTACCTTTAACACTAGAGTTAACTAATGCGTCAGAACCAGAAGCAGCAAGTTCGCCTTCTACTAAAGCCATTTCTAAGTAATCTTCGAAACGTAAACGAGTTTCGTGCTCTGATTTCAAGTACCATAAGTATCCTGAAGCACCGTTCTCAGTAGTAACCTCAACCCATCCAATTTGTGCTGTATCAGAACCTTTTACAGAGTATTTATCTTTTAAGATAATTGGAGAGTTAGAGAATTGTTTGAAACCTGCTTCAACAGATTCAGCCATACCTGGCGTACCTTTAGCAAACTCAGAACCATAAACGAATACGCTTAAGTTAGGGTTAGTAACAGCAGCAACGAAAGAAGCAGGCCATTGAGCAGCTGTGTAAGGTTGAGCTGTAAGTTCTGTGTTAGCACCGTTAACAGCGCTCACATAAGCTTTAATAGTAACAGTACCAGTAGATACGATAATTGTTTGACCAACTCTAATAGCATGAACGCCATCAGTTGTGTTAGTAAACGTTAATACGTTATCAGTAGCTGTGTTAACAGTTTTCACTCTAACATTTCTATATGCTAAGTGCAGACGTCCTTGTTCTGACCAAATAATTTGATCTGATGTAGATGGTAATTCTGCTCCAACCATTCTTAAGAATGAAGAAACTGAACGATTACCATATCTTTCTACCTCTTGTTCGTAAACATCAGGTAAGAATTGTTTTGCGAAAGTACCACCACCTGAAACTGAGTCAAATGTTAAGTAGTTACCTGCAAATAATGATTTTGTAGGTGCTGGGGCTAGTGAATAGCCACCTTGCAATCCTAGTGTGCTTGAAAATGATCCTGGCATTTTTTAATTTTTTTAGTTATTTTTATTTTTTTCCAAATCTAATTTTTAACTTAGAGTCATCATTAGCATCTAAAGCTTTAACTTGGAAACCATCAGGATTGCTTGGTTTTTCTTGATGCGTTTGTCTAGGATCCATATCTATGTTTTTTGATCTCATAGTAGATTCTTTAATCGCATCTGCTCTACCTTGATCGTAAAAATGTTGTGCTATCGCATCTCCATTCTTAGCTTGATAAAGCGCCTTATGCCAACCAGCAGGGTCTTTCAGTTTTCCTTTATCGTCCACGAATTCCTTAATTAAATTGGAAACGTCGCTTTGATAATTCATTACAGCTTCTGGGTTTTTCACTGAGTAGCGGAACTTTTTATCACCAATACTAAAATCAAAACCTTTGAAATCAGTAAATAGTTTTTTAGTTTCACTAACGAAATACTCAGAAAGCTCTTTTTGTCTTGCTTGTGTTAATTCTTGTTCTTCGTTATATTTATTGTAAAACTCAACAGCTTCTCTTTCACCTTCGGATAACTTAGAAGACAACTTGACTTCCTTGTAATATTCTTCCTTTTGTCCAGATAAGAACTTTTGAGCATTAGCAATTTCTTCTTTAAGTGCCATTTTTCTTTTACGTACGGTCTTTTCATCATCGTACTCTTCATCATAAGAAAACTGGTCTTCAATTAAAAAGTCTATTTCATCCTCATCGAGGTTCGGTCTAGTCTTTTTATAGTATTGTTTTAATAAAGTCTCGTTGTCAACATTTGAGTAGTCAGCGTTTAATCTAACATAATCTTCTAATGTTCCACCTGTCTCTTCCATGAATCTAACAACTTCTTTTAGATTTTCTGGAACTACGACTTCATCGATTTGTTTTTGAGTTACAGGTTGTTCAAACACCGTTTCCGGTTGTTCTCCTATTACTACAACTTCTTCTTGTTCTACTTTTTCTTGATCACTTGATATTTCTTCAACTAAAGGTGGTAATTCTTGTACTTGTTGTACTTCTTGAACTTGTTGTGGTTCTTCTTCTATAACCTCATCTTTGTTTATGAAATCTCTAAAATCTACTTTTACAGTATCTGATTTTTCTCTAACAACCTCTGGAGCTACTTTACCCTCAGATACGGCTTGTTCTAATACTGCTTCTTCTCTTTGTGCTAGTGATAGATTTCCACTATCATCTTGCACTAAATTAACTTTAATTTCTGACATAATATAATATAATTGTTTATTGAATACTTATTAACTTGGATTGAATTGTGACGTAGGTATTCCTCCCATCACATCATTTCCAGCAGATTCAAACTCTTTAGGATTTGAACCTATAGCACTTAAGAAATCGTCCTCTTCTTTAAAATCAATTGGACCGGTATCATTCTTTCTTTGATCTATCATCGCAGATTGTTGATTTGCCTGCAATTTAGTTCTTTCGTCTTTTCTATCTTCTTTGAATTGCTCTTTCTTGTCAATCACCTGTAATTCCATTTCCTTAAGTTGCTTATTTAATTCAAACTCATATTGCATAAGTTCTTTTTTAATATCTCTTTCGGTAAATAGTTTCTTAATATCAAACTCTGTTTGAGCTTGTGCTAGTTGAACTTTAGATTCAGCAATTCCTTGTTGTTTGTGTATTTCAGATTCAGCAGCAGATTGACCCATTTGTATGTTAGATTGCGTTTGCATTTCTACATCCTTTTGTTTCATTTGTTGATCTAACTGTTGTTTCTTTTTTCTTCTCACTTTAAGAAGTTGATTAGCATGTTTAATATTCTTTATTTCTCTAACATCAATAGCATCTTCTAAGAAGATTTGACCTGATTGTAAAGACATTTGAATATTATTCTCTAACATTTGTTTTTCTTCAGTATCTGGTGCTAGTTGTAAGAATATACCAAAATCATGCAAATGAATATCATTCATGTCTTTTAATACTTCTACATTATAAATACCTAACGCAGATATAAATGAATCTCTTGTAGGTGAATACTCTAAAACATCAGATATTCTAACGGCAACTGATTCCGCTGTTTTCAATGTTAAATGTAAACTTGATTCTAATATATGTCTTGTAGCTGTATTAGAATTAGCCGCTGCTAACTTCTGTAATCCAACTAAAGCATCTTTACTTGGCGTACTACCATCTCTAGCTTCGTTCAATCCGGTAACATCTCTAATCATTTGTAAATAATAATTGTAAGTGTTAATTAAACTAGTTAATTTATCACTACCACTGTTACTTCTTAGTTCTTGAATAGGCATTTTACCATGATTCATACCACCATCTTGTGTCATAGATCTACCTACGACAGATCCAGTCTGGAAATACATATTCAATGCTTCGGCTGGATTATAGTTTGTTCCATTACCTAAATCAATCTCAGCTAAACCATCTACGTCTAAGTAAACTCCATCAGGTACCATTCTAGACAATACTTGTTGAAGTTTTAAATGTGTTAATTGAATCATATCAGCAAATGTAGTTATTCTACTTACTAACGATTCAATTTTACCTTTATACATTCTAGGAGCCACAATGTTGTAACTCATGTTAACTTTTCCAGTGTCAGACTTTGGTCTAACCATGTTTTTAGAAAGTTCCCACTGCAACATTATATCATGCCCCATTATTTTAGCACCAGTATATACTACTTCTATAGATCTTGATACCTTCTCAAATTCTGGGTTTTCAGGTGGATTAAAACTAGAATCTTTCCCTATTGCTCTTTCTCCACCATTATTTGTTTTCTTTATCTTGTAAACTTCATTCATATAAGTCTTGAATTCAAAATAAAGTATAGATACTGTATTAGCATCTAATGAATCATCTGGAGTATATTCATTTCTAAATCTAGTATTTGTGTTTGATGATTTTTTAGTTATATCTCTTAATTGATCATCAGTTATATTTGGAAATTGTTTTTTAACCTCGTTTAAAGCTACTGATTTTACTTCGCCAACATAGTATATATCATCAAAATAAGGTGACTCAGTATAAGAGTAAACAATATCAGCTGGATCTACATATCTAAGAGTTATACCTTCTGCTTTATTAAACGAATTCTTAACACATCCAATACCTATTGTTGTTATATCGTAGTTAACTCTTCTTTGAGTGAGATCGTATTTATTTCTATCAAATACATTAGACAAAGCTTGTTCGTTAGCTATTTCTACAGATTGTTTATAATCTAACTGCATGTGTAGATCTAATTCTTCATCTGATTCAGGAGTATCTATCGTAGGATTGTTTCTAGTATCAACTTTATACATTTGTTGTATAGCATCAATATACTCTTTGGCTTTCATATCCCTCATTATAGACTCCATGTAGTCTGTTCTCTTCTTTGTAGATGCTGGATCTTGAGCGTATGATCTAATTTCATAACTTCTATCACTCATACCATTAACTACAATATCAACAAACTTAGGTATAACAGGTATTGGTTTCCAATCTAAATTCAAATAAGACAAATCTCCGTTTATGGAAAGTTCATCTTTGTATTTCTTTATAGATTGTTCACCTCTTGCATATAGTCTTAGTCTATGAAAGTTATCTCTGTTCGCATAAAATCTAGTAGCACCAGAATCTCTTTTAAACCACTCAGATTCTATAGCTCTACCAATGCTTAAACCATAAGCCAAACTTGCTTTTTCTTCGTCTGTAGCAACTTGACTTGGAAACGAACTCTTAAATATTGATTCGGTCATATTTTTTAAATTATTTCAGATCTTGTACCTTGATTATTAAATCTCTTAATACCTAAATCTACTTTCTTTACTTGTCTTTCTGTTGTTGGTTTATATAAGTTTCTATTACAAGCCATAATAGCTAGTCCAGAACTAATCGAGGCGTCAAACTTACCTCTATTTCTTAAATCAAATTTAGCCCAATCTTCTAATGTTCTTTGAAAATACATTGAACCATATCCTGTTTCTAATAAACCTACATTCTTTTCTATATATGTTTCTATAGCTGCTGAATGTGCTTGTATCATGTCCTCAGAAGAGTTTGGTATTCCACCAATTTCTTTTTCAGTTGTAGATAAATTATTCCAGATTTTATCTGGCCTGTTCATAGAGTATTGTCTATAACCGTTTCTTTTTAGAAAATACAATAATCTAGGTTTGTTATTTTCTATTAATATTGGCATTCCATAAAAATGAACAGCCATTAGAACGTCTTCAAAAAATATCTCAGAAGTCTGAGGTCTAGCAACATATTCTAAAAAGAACTGATTAGTTGGACAATCTTCCATACTAAACTTAGTTAATCCATGAACAGCGCCATTAGAACCTCCACCATCTACAGTACCTGATATATCATAAGGGTCGCAACCAAAAGCTCCCATGTGTTCATTGCCAGGTGTTTTATTTCCGTTTACTATAATACACTTATTTTGTAAGTTTCTTGGTGGAATCCATGATACATAAAATCTACCATCTCTGTTTGGCATAAATTCTACTTCAGTGAATCTAATACCATTCTTCCATTGAAAATTACCTTTAGTAACTATACCCGTATTTCTAAGATCTTCGTTATAATCAATCTGTTCGTATATCTTTGCTAGGTTGAAAATTGCATTTTTAGTTTCATCTCTAAATGCATGCTTCTCAGTTCTAGGAAACTGTCTGTATAATTCGTTTAATGCGTCAGCATTGTCCTTTAAACCTTCAGCTTCATTTTCCCAGTGTTCGATAACTCCAACACTTATCATCTTACCATCTATACCAAGTACAGGTTTAGAAGGCGTGTCAAAAACTGGCCATCCGTATCTATCTATAAAACCTTCATAATTCCATTCCATTGGAATAAAAAGAGCGTATAATCCAGAAGCTGTTTGACCGTTTTTATTTCTTTTCTTTGGATCAGCGTCGTAATAAAGTTTTTTAAAATTATTACCACCTTTCTCCAAAGAGTTAGAGGTTGAACCCATCATGCACTTACCAACTATATTAGAACCAACTCTTAAACAAGTTTTAGTTACTCTCCAGTTGTTTAATATGTTATCAGGTTTCTCCCATTTACCAGATTCATCATGTACTAAAAGTCTTAACTTTTCACCGTCATAACTGTTATCACCTGTGTTTCTCCAGTTTATAGTAGTATCTAATCCTACTATATCTTCTAATCTTTCTTTATTGTCAAGCTTTCTTCTAGTTAACTTAGAAGCAGGAACTCTATACGCTAATTCCGTTTTTGGTCTATCCATACCATCTTGGATAGGTTTAAAAAAGAACGGATAATGAATAGATATAGGTACAACTTTATCAGTAAACATTGTTTTAGCATCATGTCCAGATTTTGATAATATACCAAACCTAGCATCACTAGTTATAGTTGCTTGGTTTACAGTTTCAGCTGAACTCATGAAAGAAAATCCAGAACGTCTATTCTTAAGATAACACATGCCATAGCATCTCTCATCTGCTTTACAAGCCTCCCAAAATATAAAGAACAACCTATTTGCTTCTCTATAATCTGGTAAACCAATATCTATCTTCGACCATTGTAGATACATGTAGTAAGAACCTGGTATATAAGTAGGTGTTCCGTTATTCATAAAGAAAAAACCTTCTTCCCTTCTCTTGAATTCTGTATCTATATAATCATAGTGTTTATTTTTAAAATCATCTTGAAATAGATCCCAATCAAAAACACTTTTTATTTTCTGCAACTCTTTAGACATTTCTATAGGTTGCCAGTATTGTTCCTCTTTCTTGTTAGATCTTGAGTAACAATTCTCAACTTCTGGTAAAGCAATAAATATATCTTGTATTTCTATTACTTGACCTATCTTACCTGTTTTACTTATAACAACTACATCATATTCTTTATCATAACCATACTGCCATTTTTTAAGTTTGTTTAACTTCTTTATAGCGTTAGGACTAATGTAGTTATCGTGTATTTTAAATAAACTTTGTTCGTAAGCCATGTTATCTAGATCTACCTTCTGCAAAACCTTTAAAAGTCTTTCCAGAGTCTTCTATAGGTGTTTCTGTTAATAAAGATTCTTCTTGATCTATTCTGCTTAGTATTTCAAAAGCATCAAATATAGCTAACTTTTTAGTAGCAGCAGCATTCTTTAATCTATCTGCAGAAATATCATCATCACTGCCTATGATAGGTTCTTCAGCTACTTTTATTAATTCCTCAACTGCCTTTCGCCCAGCTTGGATTATATTCAACTTCGTTTCCTTTGTACTCATATTTAATTATAATAGATTCTGTTGTGACTCTATAGAGTCTTTCATTTTCTACAACGAATTCATATTCGCTGTCTGGTGTAAATCCTATAAGATCTCCCTTATTGAATCCTAATGATTCTAAGACAGGATTTGTG